GAGCTTGTTTCCTTTTACTACGGATCAGGAGCTTGCTCTGGTTACTCCAGATGTAACAGCCTCCTCTATCCGTGAGTATGAGGTTGATTTTGATACAGGGCGACTTACTGGTAAGATTGTTACTGGTGTAGAGGCTCTGTGTGTATGGGCTTATCTGGCTCTGAAATCTAAGCGGTATAGATGGGTTATTTATAGTTGGCAATATGGTGAGGAGTACACAAACCTAATAGGATACTCTTTTGATGAGGATTACCTCTACTCTGAGGTCAAGCGGTATATTGAGGAGTGCCTGTTTATCAATGAGCATATTACCGCTATAGAAAATCTGGATGTTACTCAGGTCAATGAAAAGCTCCATATCAAATTTAAGATGATAACAGATGTAGGTAGTGAGGAGGTGACGGTATATGTATGAAAATCAAACTTATGAGGCTATCTTGCAGAGATCTCTTGATAGAGTAGGAGCGGATGTGGATAAGCGTGAGGGCTCTCTTATTATGAACGCTATAGCCCCTGTATCCGCTGAGCACGCTAATATCTATATTTTGCTAGACGGCTTGATTGAGGATGGTTATGCGGATACCGCTACCAGAGAGTACCTCATAAGACGGTGCAAAGAGAGAGGTATTACTCCTGAGGAGGCTACCTATGCTGTGCTCAAGGGTAGGTTTAACATGGAGATCCCTATAGGCTCTCGCTTTAATATGGATGAGCTCAATTATGTAGCTACAGAGCTTATAGAAAGTAAGCAAGAGGCTATAGATCCTGATGCTGAGAAGCCTGAACTGGCTACTTTCTATTACTATCAGATGAAATGTGAAACACTGGGTACAGAGGGTAATAAGTATTTTGGAGAGCTCTCCAGCATTGAGTATATCCACAAAGATCTTGAGGGCTCTTTGGTGGAGCTCTTGATACCCGCTGAGGATGAGGAGGATACTGAGATCCTCAGGCAGAGGTACTTAAACTCTTTTGATTCTCATCCCTTTGGTGGTAATAAGCAAGATTATGTACAGAAAACGGATACTCTTGATGGTGTGGGCGGTACGGTGGTTATCCCTGTATGGAATGGCGGCGGTACAGTTAAACTCATCATTATTGATAGCGAGTATGATGTAGCCTCTAGTACGCTGGTAAAAGCTGTAGAGGAGGCTATAGATCCAGATCCTAAAGGTACTGGAAATGGCATAGCTCCTATAGGGCATACCGTTACTGTAGTGAGTGCGGATCGGTTTGATGTAAATGTATCCTGTACTCTTACTCTACTTGAGGGCTACTCTCTCTCAAGTATTACCCCTAAGGTGCGTGAGGAGGTTGAGGCTTATCTTCTTGAGATGCGTAAGCTCTGGGAAAGAGGTAACTTAATCGTGCGTGTTTCTCAGATCGAAAACAGGATCTTAGGCATTGATGGGGTAATAGATGTGCTGAATACTACTGTAAACGGTAGTACCAGTAATATAGCACTAGAGAGCTCTCAGCTTCCTCTACCGGGTAAGCTGGAGGTGAAGTAATGGCAAAGGATGTAGATCTTTTAAGTTACTGGATGCCTTTTCTCAGACAGCTCAGAGAGTTTAGGGAGATAGCAAAGGCTGAGGAGCCTGAGCTCAGATATATTCTTGAGGCTATAGATCGTGCTCTTGATAGCTTGTTTATAGAAACGGCAGATGAGAACGGTATAAAGCGGTTTGAAAATATGATGGGGATTGTACCTGAGGAAACTGCTAACCTTGAAACAAGACGGCTTATGCTACTCACTAAATGGAATGATTACACTTCCTATACTGAGCCCGTACTTTACAGGAAGCTCTTAGCTATATGCGGCTCTGATGAGGCTTTTGATATTGAGGAGCATTATACAGATTATTGGTTGAGGATCGTAACTCACTTAGGTATCTTTGGGGCTTATGATATGATAGCTGAGATGCTGGATGAGATGCTCCCCTGTAATCTGGTGTTAGTGTTGGAGAATATTCTGGAGGCTCTTAGCTCTAATACTATGTATGTAGGCGGAGTGTGCTGTACAGCCTTTGGGTATTGCATTACTCATGATATAAAAGTGGGGGCGGATATTGAGGCTCCTGTAAATATGGGTATTGGATATGCTGAGGGGAGCACTCACCTTATTACTCATGATATTAAGGTTGAGGCGGATATTACCTCTCCTCATAATGAGGCGGTGGTAAACTCTGTAGGCATGATGAGCCAGATTACACATGATGTAGAGTTGGAGGATGCTTTAGATGCCGCTCTGGTACAAGGTGTAGGTATGGGTATTGCTCATACAAGGCTTATCACTCAGGATATAAACAGTAAGGTATCTAACTCTGGTAATGTTACTGTAGCTAATCCTGTCAGCACGGCTACGGTACTTACAAATAACTAAACTATAGAAAGGAAGTTTTTAAGATGGGTGCTTTTAAGAGTGCGGTTATTACCGCAAAAGGTCAGGCGTTGCTCTCTAAGGTAATTGCGGGTACTACAAAACTCACATTTACTAAAATCGCTATCAGTGAGAATGTGCTGAGCGGCGATCTGGCTAAGCTCACTGGGGTCGGTACGATCAAACAGAGTAACAAAGTAGCCAGCGTGGTAAAACAGAACGGGGCTAATGTTAAGGTTAGTGCCTCTTTCTCTAATGAAACGCTGGGAGCGGGTTACTATGTCCGTAATATCGGCTTGTATGCTACTGATCCTAATGATGGGGAAATCCTGTATAGTATCTCTGTAGCTGATGAGAGTACGGCTACGGCGGATTGGATGCCTCCCTATAATGGTATTGGTGTAAGCTCGTTGCTGGTGGATCTGGTAACGGCGGTATCTAATGCCTCTAATGTAACTGTGGAGGTAGATCCCTCCGCTGGTGCTACAGTGGCTCAGATCACTAATTTGCAGGAGCAGATTGATGATGTAAAGAGCTTTGTAGGCTATGAGAGTGAGGATGTGTACGGCGTGGAGGTGGATTTTACTAACAAGAAATTTACCCGCCTTGCTGGTGCTGAGCATCTTAACTCTGGTGCAGATTTTGATAGCCTCTCTCCGTGGGCTAGAAAGAGATGTATCTTAGCTGATGATGGTGTGGTACTTGCTTACCGTGGAGAGACGGGCTACACGGAAACAGGCAAGCTCTCTACCGCTATCACTAAGACGGTAGACGGATCGGAGAAAGAGTATGCTGTAGGTACCCCTGTACAGGTTATGGTAGAACAGCCGCTCTTTTATGTTAAGACGGTGCCTGTATCCGCTAAGGCGGCTACCTCTGGTAGAGGCAAACAGTACACTAAGGCAAGGTTTTACATTTCCCCTACTCCTAAAACAGGGTTTACCCCTATGAAAGGCTTTAGGGATGCAAATGGTACCTTGCAGGATCGTATCTACCTTGCCGCCTATGAGGGTTGTATCTATGATGATGATGCTACCGCTTACCTGATGGCTGATGAGCAAAAGGCTGATTTTGCGGCTGATAAGCTCTCCAGTATCGCAAATGCTAAACCCGCTAGCGGTGTTACGCAAAACCTTACTAGGGCAAATACCCGCAAGCTGGCTAATAACAGAGGTAAGGGCTGGCAGTTGCATAATATCTTTGCCCTCAGTGCTACTCAATGGCTCATGCTGGTAGAGTATGCCGCTTATGATTGTCAGAGCAAAGTAGGTAAAGGCGTTTGTAACTTTACTGATGATGGCTCTACTAATATGGCGGTTGTAACTGGTGCTACCGCTGGGCTGGGTAATGGCTCCGGTATTGATCCTAATGCTGGTGTGGATGGTAAGTGCTCTGTGAGCTACCGTGGAGAGGAAAACCTCTGGGGTAATATCTGGACTTGGCTTGATGGTATCAATATCCACAATAACCTTAACGCTAAGGAGAGTGCTATCTACCTTAAGGAGTACGGTGAGTACAAGGATGATACGGATAAGGATGGCTATGAGCGGATTGATTTTGATCCTATCATGGTAGCGGGTGGCTATCAGAGTGCCTTAGGCTATGATCCTAACTACCCTGAGCTTTCTCTCCCTACTGAGTGTAGTGGTAATTCCTCTACTGGTATTGCATCTTACTGGTGGAATAACTACGGCGGTTGGTGGGTTGCTCCATTGGGTGGTAGGTGGAATATTGGGGCTTATTGCTCCGCTTGGTATCTTTATCTGGCTTATGCCTCCTCTTATCGTTATCGGTATATCGGCGGTCGCTTGCTGTATGTGCCGCAATCTAAGGTAGCGGTAAATGCGGCGTAAGAGGATAGCTTAACACTATCTACCCATAAATTGAAAATCCATGAGAGGCATGAGAGAGAGCTGTAAGAGGCTCTTTTTTCATGCCTTTTACGGTCGGTAGCTATAAGGTTCAGGTTACTCAATTAGGTGGTAAATGGAATAATGGGGCTAATTGCTCCACTTGGTATCTTAATCTGAATAATACCTCCTCTAATCGTAATCGGAATATCGGCAGTCACTTACTATATGTGCATATATTTGTATTTTTTTTCTTTCCACAAGTGAGATTTAGCTACCGTGCCTCTAGGCAGAACATAAAAAGCCTTTTGGACTACTAAGGGGCTGGTAAAAAAGCTATAAGGGGGTGCCTATGTGCGGAGGTGATCCGTAAACTGTTTGATCTGATACTTGGAAGTAAGCACGGAGAAAAACGGTGCTACTCACATAGAGTAGCGGGCTCCCCCTTATGCACATACAAACTTTACTTTTGAAAGGTGAGCGGTATGCAGAGTACAGGGGATCTGTTTTCTAAAATCTGTGATATGGCTAACCTCAAGAAAGCCTATAAAAACGCTAGAAAGGGTAAAGGCTGGTACAAAGAAGTTAAAGAGGTAGAGAAAAACTTAGATCACTTTCTCAAAGAGCTAAGGGAGCTCCTCATTACCCATAAGTACAAAACCTCTCCCTATGAGATCTTTACTAAGGTTGAGGGAAACAAAGAAAGAGAGATCTACAAACTACCGTTTTATCCAGATAGGATATGTCAATGGGCTATTTTACAGGTGATAGAGCCTTTTCTATTGAAAAACTTTACTAAGGATACATACAGTGCAATACCTAAGAGAGGGGCTATGCCTATCATAAACTCTCTTAGAGGGCATGAAAAAGTAGTTAAGAAAGATGGTAAGGTGGTTTTCAGGAAATGGATACCTAGTATCTTAGTTTCTGATCCTGAGGGTACAGCTTATTGCCTTAAGCTAGATATAAGGAAATACTATCCTACGATTGTACACGATGTACTAAAGGCTAAGTTTAGAGAGCTTTTCAAGGATGAGGAGCTTATCTGGCTACTGGATGAGATCATTGACAGTATAAGCACTTGCCCCGCTACAGAGGAAAACATAGAGATCCTCCAGCGGTTAGGGGTATGTGTAAATATAATCATTGATGATAACGGTAGAGAGTTTGTAGAGGGTGTAGGGATACCTATTGGTAACTATGTATCTCAGTATGATGGAAACTTTAACCTATCAGCCTTAGATCACTGGCTGAAAGAGGTTAAGGGTATCAAATATTACTTTAGATACATGGATGATATGGTTATCTTAGGCTCCTCTAAAGAGGAATTACACAAACTCAAAGTAGAGATTGATGAGTTTTTAGCTGAAAACCTGAAACAGGTTGTAAAGCATAACTGGCAAGTGTTCCCCTCAAAGGTGAGAGGTATTGATTTTGTGGGTTATAGATTTTTTGGAGAGTACACGCTCTTGAGAAAATCTACCTGTAAAACGCTCAAGAGAAAGATGCTAGCCTTCTCCACTAAAAGAGAAAACAATGTGAGCCCTACTTATAGTGAGTGGTGCTCATTTAATAGCTACAAAGGGTGGCTTAAGCATTGTGATAGCTTTAGATTGTACCAGAAGTATGTCCAGCCTAATGTAGAATATATGCACAATTATTATCTTAAGGAGGTAAAAGGTAATGCAGAAATTTGTAGGCGTAAGGAGCACGGCGGAGAAAGTGTTACCGATTGAGATTGATGAGTACCATGTCACTCTCAATAATGGTATCACTGAGATCCATGAGGAGTCCTCTAGTGAGGATATGGAGGGTGGCTTTAATGGCTGGGAAATTGCGGAGCAGATCATCTATGCAAAGGATGAGTATATTGCTCTGATCTCTCAGGAAAATGCTGAGCTCACGGAAACAGTAACCAGTATCCTCACTGAGATTATCCCCAGTATCATTACTGAGTAAGGAGGTAAAGAGCTATGGTAAGTTTTATTGCAAGAGGCATTAAGAAAGCCTTTGATAACTCTCCTGAGGAGGGTATGGAGCTGTACCGTAAGTATTTTATCAATACTAAGCTGTATGCTGGCTATAAGGCGGGTGTTGATGAGATCCTTGAGGCTGATGGTTACGCTGAGGCTATAGTTGCTGAGTAAGGAGGGCTAACTTCCCCTCTTTATGAGGCAGAAAGGAGGATCTAGTATGAATGATGCAGAGCTGGAGCATAGGCTCACTGAGGTAGAGAATAGATCGAAAAGTAATACTCATAGGCTGGATCAGCATGATGATAAACTTGCTGATATTACTGATCTAGTGCTCTCTGTAAAAGAGCTGGTGTTAGAGGTCAAACACATGAGAGAGGATCTCAACGAAACTACTCAGAAAGTGAATAAACTGGAGAGTAAGGATGTTGAGAAATGGGATAAATTTAAGTGGCTTATAGTAACGGGGCTGGTTACTCTTATTCTTGGCTATATCGCTCTCAGTGTGGGGCTCAAGTAGGGCGGTGTTACCTATGGCAAAGAACACTAGGGGGCGATCCAGACTATCTACGGAAAACTTAAAAAAGCATAGGATAGAGTTTTCTAAGATTATCGTTATCATTACTGGCTTACTCTTTATCTTCACTCTTTTAGATGTGAGAAATGCTACTAGAGAGGGCTGGGATGTTAGCGGTTATGCTATGCAGGAGATTATCACTACTGGAGGTATCTTTGGTGCCTCCATTATCTTTTACCTGAATAAGGCTAAGATTGAAAACCTCTCTAAGGGTAAGGTAAGATTTGCTTTACTCAAGCTGAGGCTGGAGATACGCCTTAAGGGGTTGGTACCAGAGGAGAGCTATGAGAGTGTAGCTAAGGAGATCAATGAGCTGGAGGCTATGCTTGATAATAAGCTGGATGGTACTCTGGAGGAGGCTATACAGTCTGAGGTAGATGGTAACTCAATGACGATGTAAAGGAGGTTAGAACTGTGAATTGGTTAGTTGATTACTGGGGGCTGGTGGTGGTATTACTGGCTGGAGGTGCGGTAGCTAGTGTGGCTATCTATAATTTTC